AAAAGGAAAGGTTTTCACAGCGTTCCTCCAAATGTTCTGATAGATGCAGCCAAATCATGGTTTCTGTAACTGTCAGCTAGATTTGCCATGTTTTCTACTTTTTTCTCTTCTACCAGTTTGGCAAAGCGTTCAAACACGGGAAACAAATCTCTTTCTACCCATGTCATATGGTCAAACATTGCACCAGACTGTTTAGCCAACTCTATGATTTCTTCTTTAGTCATTTTGCATCCTCCCAAATCCATCCCAACAATTCTGTTGTGTTTTTGATTTGTTCATTAGTAGGTTTTGCATACATTGCAAATTTTGTTGTATGTCCACCTCCATACAAACACCAATAACCAACTGGTTTAGGTGGTTTATAAATAGTAAATCCTGTTTTTTGTTCAGTCATTCTTGTCCCCTTGCTCGGATTGCACCAGCACATTCGCTTGCTCCCTCACCCATGAATTCATATCTACCTTGTATGTCTATCCATGATAAGTAAAAACCATCACAAATTTCAGCACATTCCTCACGTTCTTTTTCTGCTACCAATTTGGCAAAGTCTATAAACATTTTTAATGCAGGTGAATCATCCTCTGGTCTTTCACATCCACCTATTTGCATAACCATCTCTATGATTTCTTCTTTAGTCATTTTCCATCATCCTATACAAAAACCATGCCAATAGCCCAATCGGGATTAGCGATAAAGCGGCACACAAAAGGGCTATAAAAACAATTGTTGTCATTTAATTGATCGCCATTGGGTTCTTGGTTCGTTGGCGTGCTTAATATAAAAGTGGATCAAAAAATTGATTACTTGCTTGTAATTCATCCTTATTCCCGTGTCTTCCTTGATTCTTTCAATAACGTGTTCAATGTTCGGTGAAACGGGAATTGTGATGCGTTTTAGATTAGTTCCGGTTGCCAAGGTTCACCATCCATCTTTTTAATGTTAAACAAATCTTTGTGTTGGGGATACTTTTCACGCCATAAACGGGCATAAAACGCGATGAAATCATTGCTTATCTTAAAATCATCGCCCGTTGTAATAACGTAAACTTCCCATCTAATGCGGTTGATAATCAACCAATGGCTAATCTTTTTGCGCCGCATTCTTATAGCTTCCATTGCGAACTTTTCAAAATATTGCCAAATCATTGGGTTGTTTTTGTGCCATTCATCAAATAAAACCTTACGGATTACATAGGGTTTAGCCATTGTGTTCACCTTCAGAATGGTATGTCATCGTCTTCAAAACTAGCTTTGGCCGCTTGGCGTGGCGCATAGTTAGCTTTGGGCGCGTAATCATCTTTGGGCTTGGGATCGTTCATGTATGCCCATCCATCCCATCCACCTTCCTTTAATGGAATTGTGTCAATCTTTAACATCGGCCCGTTTTGGGTTTCAATGATTGATCCAATCCGTGTGTATCGATTCTTCTTCATGCCATCGGCATTGGTGTAGGAACCGGTGATAACGCTTACTTCTTTGATTAACTTAGCCATTGAATTTCCTTAATAGTTCAACTTTCTTACTAACATCATCTAAAAATTGTGTAATTTCTAGTTCTAACATCTTCACATAGGTTGGATCGTATGTAATTCGTTCTACAAAGATTTGAAGATTTTCGGGAAACCTTGGATCAAAACTAACGAAATCACACCATTCACGCTTTGTGCAAGCCATTTGCCACATCATTTGGGGGATATATTTGGCCGGAACTTTGCCGCTTAACAATGTTTCCATGTGTGTGGCGCTATTTGGGCACTTGATTTCCACCAATCCCTTATCGCCAACCAATCCATCGGGGCTTGCGCCGCTATTTTCAATCGTTGGGTGATCTATGAATCCGGTTTCATCAACAAACACACCACGCTTCAATTCATAGGCTTGGCGGGCCATTGGTTCCGTTTCCGTTCCCCATTGCATTGCGGCGTTGGTGTAGCTTTCGCTTTGTTTGCCGGTTAGGCGTTCCAACACCAATTGGGTTAGATAATTTTCACGGCTAGCACTTGGGCCGGTTTTGGTTTTGGCAATCACATCCGCAACGCGGCTTGCGGTTACTTTACCCAATCTAGCGTTAAACCATTCATCTGTTCTTTGTTCCATCATTCTTGTTCCTCACAATCTTCGCAACCAGGGTGTTCGGGATCACGGCAATGCGGCGCACGTCTTAACAGTCTTTTGTAATCCCTTTGGCATAATTCTTCCAAATATTCAAAATAATAATCATCAGGTATTTGCATTTAAAGCACCTTTCATTTCATTCTTAGCGGCAACCACTTTGTCTTGATGAATCTTTTCCCCGTGGCACGCTTGATAAGCAATGCGATAGCTTGCAACCAATTGTTCTTCCGTTTCCGATTGGCGCATCTTTTCAATTAACTTATCCAATTCTTTGGCATCAACATGGGAAACGGTTACTTTGGGCTTGGATGCGGCGTTGCCATCATCATCTTCGGGGGCAATACCACAAGCGGCCATCAATGAATAACGGCGGGCATAGGTTAAAGCCGAACCAAACCCTTGAGCATCATGCTTTGTTGCGGGGATGTGTAACTTGCCGCAATTCAATGTTTCACCACTTTCATGCAAAAACATTGTTTCAACAATCACACCGTTATCGCTTTCGGATAAGTTTTGAATCAATGCTATTCCGTTGGCGTTTAAACCTTCTATAACCGCTTCAACGCACGCGGATAGATCGGCATAGCGTGATTTGAAATGGGGGTTTGTAGATGTTTTTAATGCGGGGCCAAATGCCTTTTGTGCCTTAACCAATGCTTGTGCTATTTCTTTCATGCTAAATCCTTTGTTAGTTCTTTCATTTGTTCAATGGTTGATTCAAGTTCTTGTTGCAAATATTCAACTTCTTGGCATAGCGATTGAACTTGTAACTTGTAATATCCGCTTTCAAATGCGTATTTGCTTTGGAATTGATAGTTTTGAATTGCTTCTTCGCAATGCTTAACAATGTGTTCGTATCTAGTCATTTCATGGTCTCCAAAACAAAAGGTCAAACATGATTACCAATGCGGCCAAGGCATAAACAATGGTTAATGCTTTTTCGGCACGGGTAAAACGTGGCTTTTCGATGGATGCGCCATATTCCATTGTTTTGGGAAAGGCTTCGTTAATTGTTCTGTGATATTTCATGGCTTTAAATCTCCGGTTGTGATTAACGCTAGATTAATTAAATATGTTGGGTGTGGAATGCCAACCTTAACTTGATCCAAGATAAAGTTGGCTTGTTGTTTAGTCATTAGTAATCTTGGCCATTAACGGCACGCGCCGCGCCTAAAAATTCGGCGTTGATTGGTGCATTGTGTTGCCAAGTAATTGGCGTTGTATTTTCTTTGGATGTAAACATAATAAAAGGGCGATTGCCTTTTAATAGTTCACGGGCAAAATCTAATGCTTGTTGAACCGTTGCAAACTCAAAGTGTTGCAATGTGTCTTGTGTTTCTAAAATGTATGATTTTTTCATTTGCTTGCTTCCTAAAAGACCACTACGATGTGTTGTGGATTGATGCTTATTTTAAGCTAGATTAACTACCAGTCAATGCTTTTTGTTAAGTAGTTTCCCTAATGTTGTATTTAGTCAACTTAATTGTTGTAAATCTGCATTACCAGTATAATTTAAGCATGATTACCAAAAAAGAAGCTATACAGTTTGCAGGGTCAGTTACAGAACTAGCCAAAATATTGGGTATTTCTAAAGCTGCTATTTCTCAATGGGGTGAAATTCCACCACAAGCAAGAATATGGCAAATGCAATCTTTACATCCTGAATGGTTTCTTTACAGATAATTTGTTTATAATATTTTGAAACGCTTGGCGGCGTTACTCGTAGTAGGGTTACACATGCTGTCTGCTGGTACTACGCCAGTCCGCCAACGCCGAAAGGTGAGACAGCAGGTGTAGCCCTTTTTTTTGGGTTTTATATGCATTATTATCAGCATCATATTGGTGATTTTATAAAAGACACCGCATTTCTTACCAATGAAGAAGTAGGCATTTATTTAAAACTTCTTTGGCTTTATTACGATACTGAAAATCCTTTACCAAACGATATTTTTACTCTTAGCATGAAAATAAATGCTAGGGACAATGAAGATATTGTTATTGGAATACTTAATATGTTTTTCAAATTGAAAGGCGAATATTGGTATCAAAGTCGTTGTGAATTAGAAATATCAGAATATCGAGATTTAATTAACGATAAATCTAAAGCAGGAAAAGCATCAGCTATTAAACGTGCGTTAAACAAACGATCAACAGATGTTGAACAGGTGTTAAACATCTGTACAACAGATGAGCAACTAACCATAAACCAAGAACCAATAACCAATAACCATATATATATGGATTTTGAGAAAGTTCTAAAAGCCAAAAACAAACCCTTAACTCAAACTTTGCTTAACTCTATTCAAAAGGAAGCGGATAAAGCCAAAATTACTTTGGATGATGCGATTAAAGAATGTTGCGTTAGGGGTTGGACAACTTTTAAGGCGGAATGGATATCCAATAAAGCCGATATTGTTCACCAAACCGTTCCATCATCTAAAGAACGCGATCCCGTGCTTGTTAAGTTGGAAGAAGATGCCAAAAAGGCCGTGGCCATGCCGGAAGATGTTAAGGTTAAGTTTCAAATGATTAAGGGGAGAAAATGAATGAGTTGGCTTTATTCGCAGGCGCTGGTGGAGGGATTCTTGGCGGGAAATTACTTGGATGGCGAACCGTGTGCGCCGTTGAATGGGAACCATACCCAGCAAGCGTATTGTGCGCCCGACAAAATGACGGACTTCTCCCGCCTTTCCCGATTTGGGATGACGTTCAAACCTTTGACGGAAACCCGTGGAAAGGAATTGTTGATGTCATATCTGGGGGCTTTCCATGCCAGGACATTAGCGCAGCAGGAAAAGGCGCAGGAATTGACGGAGAGCGATCAGGAATGTGGGGAAAAATGGCAAGGATCATTCGTGAAGTACGACCCAAATACGTCTTTGTGGAAAACTCACCAATGCTCACTTCTAGGGGACTTGGACGAGTTCTTGGAGACTTGGCCAAAATGGGGTTTGATGCGCGATGGGGAGTGCTGGGAGCAGCAGACGTTGGAGCAAACCATCAGAGGGACAGGATATGGATTGTTGCCAAATGGGATGGACAGTTTTCATACATTCAACACAACAGGATTAGACGGTGGGAGCAACAGTCGAAAAGCCTTAAAAAAACGTATGGAAAATTGGCCAATGCCCGATGCGAATTGTGGAATGAGGGGGACACAAGAAAATTGGACACCAAAGAGGAAATCGGGGCATCAAGCACAATATTCGATAAATCAAGCAGTGAGAGATGCGGAAAAGATCAAATGGCCAACACCAGTGAAATCAGATCATGCAGCGAGAAGACCAAGCAAGGGATGGCAAGGAAATTCAGATTTGCCGAGTGTGGTATGGACAGAAACTGGTGGCAGAGAGAACCCGAGTTTGTCCCCCGCACAACTCAACGCGACATGGGTGGAATGGTTGATGGGTTGGCCGCTAGGGTGGACAGACTTAAAGCAATTGGAAACGGACAAGTTCCTCTTTGTGCAGCAACCGCATGGGAAATCCTAAGTGAAAATTGATTTAATTGTTGAACACTATGCCAAACTAGCTTTAAAACCGGCTTGGATTGATTATGTTCGCCATCAAGTTAAATTAATGGAACAAGAACCACAATTCAAAGGCATCGGAAAGTTAATAGCCCAACGCATTAAGGAATTAAAGTGAAATACTACATAGGCTTTGATCCTGGCTTTTCCGGCGCATGGGGCGCTATCGATCAAAACGGTGAATACATTGCTTGCGGCGATATGATCCACACCGATCAATATATTGAAACCGAAAAGATATGGGATGAAATCACCGATATGCTTAACGGCAATGATTGTGAAATAACCCTTGAATGGGTTGCATCCATGCCAAACCAAGGGGTTTCATCAACCTTTAAGTTCGGAAGTGCCTTTGGGGCCGCTTTAGCGCTTGCACAACGCTTTAAAACACCTTGGCACTTAGTAACACCTAGGGTTTGGAAAAAAGCGCTTAAATTGGATTCTGACAAGAAACAAAGCCTTGAATTGGGCCGCCGGTTATTTCCAAGGGCACCGCTTAAACGAATCAAAGATAACGGCCGTGCGGAAGCATTGTTGATTGCTTATTATCAATTTACACAAACAAGGGGGTATTAAATGGATGAATTAAAAGTTATTGTTGAAAAGCAAAAAGAACTAGCCAAAGAAGCCAAGTTTCTATCCGATGAAATCCGCAATGCCGTGTTGGAAGAAGTGGCCCAAGAATTTGACAAGATGCGTTTTGGCAACACATCGGCTTCATTTGCCGCTTATGTTCGGGGGATGAAGAAATGACACCCGAAAGTTATGCCCAATTTATCCGTGAAAACGCTAGTGTTTATGCCGATGCCAAATCACGCCGGATCGGTGCCGAACTAAAATTAAAATCCGCCAAATTGCCGCACAAGAACGTGAAGCATTGGCCGATGGTGAATATTCCGCACTTTACGATGAACTTTGTAAAGCCATCAAAGTGGAAGAAGAATTGAAATATAAATTGGAAGCGGCACGCCTTTTCATTGACATTTGGCGCACCCGTGAAGCATCCGAACGTTTAGCAATCAGGTCACATGAATGAAATGCCCCATTTGTAATCAAAAAACAACAACGATTGAATCAAGATTAAATGACAACAACACTAGAAGAAGAAGATACGAATGCGCCAAAGGGCATCGTTTCAAAACAATGGAAGTCATATCCCAAGACGAAATACACGCGGAACGCGAATCTTCTAAGGTTAATTGCATCAATCCCGTGCCAACTATGTGGTTTCCATCTATCCCAAGCGGCCCATTCTAATTGGCATGGGGGCAAAGGCCGTGGGATTAAAGCTAGTGATGAATATTGTGCGGCACTATGCCAATCGTGCCATCACGAAATAGATCAAGGAAACGAACTAAGCAAAGAAGAACGAATTGAACAATGGGTTTTTGCCCATATCAAAACGTTGCATTACCTTTGCATAACCGATCAATGGCCCCCCAAAGTGCCATTAACCGATTTGTATTTAGCCTTTACGCAAGGCGGGGATTCCGGCGCTAGGTTGTGAACTAGGGCTATGGCGTGGGTGTGCGTGTGACATATCGGTTTTTTCGTGCTTCTTTAGCTCTTTTTCGATAGCCATAACG